AAGTACCGTGGCAAGTCTGCCGCTGAATTAGTGCGTATGCACCAAGAAGCGGAGAAAGCTATGGGGCGCCAAAGTTCTGAAGTTGGCGAACTTCGTAAGGTGGTCGATAGTTACATTCAAACACAACTCGAAAAAGATGCACCTAAAGCGTCATCTTATGAAGATGACAGTGACGATGTAGATTTTTTCGTTGACCCTGATAAGGCGGTCGCAAAAGCTATAGAGAAGCATCCGAGAATCCTCGAAGCTACTCAAGTGACACAAGAGCTACGCAAGACGGCAGCTCTAGCGAAGTTGCGAGAAAAGCATCCAGACATGAATGCTATTCTTCAAAACGAGCGTTTTCTTGAGTGGAAAAATGGTTCTCAGTTTAGAGCTAAGCTTTTCGATCAAGCGGATAAACAGTACGATTATGCCGCCGCTGATGAACTGTTTACACTGTGGAAAGAGCGTCAAAGCACGGTAGCGCAAGCCGCCGAAGCCGAGAAGATCAGCCGCAGCCAAGCAGCTAAAGCAGCGAATACTGGTAATGTTAGAGGCAACCCTGATGGAAACCATCGAAAGATTTACCGTCGCGCCGACATTATTAAACTTATGCAAAACGACCCTGACAGGTACGAGGCGATGCAAGACGAGATCATGCGCGCCTATGCCGAGAAAAGGGTTCGATAACCTCTTTTAGGAGAACGCTATTATGGCAACTTCAACATACCCAACGATGACCGGTGCAACCGGCGTCACTGAAACTGGCGGCCAAGGTAACGGCACTAATATCTTCGTACCAGAAATCTGGTCTGACGAGATTCTTGCAGCTTACAAATCAAACTTGGTTTTGGCTAACTTGGTTCGCAAAATGTCTATGCAAGGCAAAAAAGGCGACACCATCCACATTCCTAAGCCTACTCGCGGTTCTGCGAACGCTAAGGCTGAAGGTACTGCGGTAACTATTCAAAACTCAAGCAACACTTTGGTTGATGTGTTGATTAACAAACACTACGAATACTCAACGTTGATTGAGGACATCGTAGAAGTGCAAGCATTGTCTTCACTACGTCGCTTCCACACTGAAGATGCAGGTTACGCGTTGGCTAAACAAGTTGACGACGATTTGTTCGCTTTGGGTAAATCTTTCGGCGACGGCAATGGCGCATCTTGGGCAACTTCAGCCACTTTCTACAACGATGCTTCAACGGGTACTACTGCTTATGCAGCCGATACTGTTGCTGCTGCTGACGTGTTCACCGATGCTTTCTTCCGTGACATGATTCAGAAAATGGACGACGCTGACGTGCCAATGGACAACCGTTTCTTGGTTATCCCACCTGCACTTCGCAACGCTATCTTAGGCATTGACCGCTACGTGTCTTCTGACTTCGTAAGTGGCAAAGGTGTAAACAGCGGCTTGATCGGTAACTTGTACGGCGTAGACATCTATGTGTCTTCTAACGTACCTATCATCGAAGCCGCTGCCGACAACGCTGCCGGTGGCGATGTACGCGGCGCGATCTTAGGCCACAAAGACACTATGGTGTTGGCTGAACAGAAAGGCGTTCGTACTCAAACTCAGTATAAGCAAGAGTTCTTGGGCAACTTGTTCACCGCAGACCGTTTATACGGCGTGAAAACAGTTCGTCCTGAGTCTGGTTTCGTACTCGCTGTTAACAACTAAGTTGACACACCCCCGCTCGCAAGGGCGGGGTTCTTATTTCTACGTCTTTAGGAGTGTTTAAACGTGCCTATCTATAGAGGAAACGGAGGCTCTGGAGACAGCTCCACTGACGCCTACGCATCACAAGTTGCCGGTTACGCAACTACCGCCACCAGTAAAGCCAGTGAAGCATCTATCAGTGCAGGCTTAGCTAATGACGCTAAGTTAGCCGCAGAAGCCGCAGAAGCGGGAGTAGAAGAAGATCGCATAGCCGCTGAAGCCGCAGCAGGAAACGCCAGTGGTTTTGCCAGTGATGCCGAGCAAGCTAAGTTAGACGCTGAAGGTTTCGCAGGAGAAGCAGAGCAAGCTAAAATAGATGCACAGGCTATTGCTGATGGGCTAGGGGTAGCAGCAGATATAACGGCTACCGATGTTACCAATTGGGACACAGCGTTTAGTTGGGGCAACCATGCAAGCGCAGGTTACATCACAGGCTACACAGTTACCGAGTCGGATGTCACTACCCATCAAGCCGCTTTAAGTATTACAGAGAGTCAGATTAGTGACCTTGGAAGTTACGCCACGTTATCAGGGGCGACATTCACGGGTACGGTGACAGCTACAAGAGGCTATGGTGCTACTCAAACCGCCAATGCGACAGGTAGTACAACTTTAGATTTCTCTACTTATCAGAACTTCGTACTCACTCTGACAGGTAACGTCACCTTGGACAACCCTACTACAGAGGCTGTTGGTCAATCTGGTTTCATTGTGTTTATACAAGATGGCACGGGTTCACGCACAGTCAGTCTCGGTACGGACTATGAGACAGCAGGTGCAGCAGGTTTAACACTAAGCACAGCAGCAAGTACGACAGATATTGTGCCTTATATCGTGGCGGCATCTGGGCGTATCTTGTTAGGTGCTCCACAGCTAGGGTTTGCATAATGTTTAACTCAGCGGATCTACAGTTATTCTCAGGCGGTGGTGGCGACACAGGTTTCTATCCCAAGACCATAGATCAGTCTCTACGATTCAACGATGACGACAGTGCATACCTAAGTCGTACTCCTAGTGTCGCAGGTAATCGCAAGACGTGGACGTGGAGTGGTTGGGTTAAACGTGGGAATTTAGGAACTGGTAAATATTTATTTGCGGCAGGGACAGCATCTAGCGATAGAACTTACATATCAATAGGATCAGACGATCGGCTATATATCGTGTATGTAAACAGTACTTATTACGGCCCTAAAACAAGCATGATGTTTAGAGACCCGTCAGCTTGGTATCACATAATTGTAGCATATGACACTACGCAAGCTACTGAATCTGATAGGGTTAAAGTGTATGTCAATGGTGAGTTACAGGCGTTAACTCAAGCAGGGTCAAACGCTGTTATACCTCAAAACAGTAATTCGGATATTAATAGTACAAGTACGCACTACATCTCAAGCCAACCGTATTCAGCTCCTGCTCTCACATTCGATGGCTACATGGCTGAAGTGCACTTCTGTGATGGCACAGCGTACACAGCAGATGACTTCGGTGAGCTAAAGAGTGGCATCTGGGTGGCTAAAGAGCCTTCAGTGACATACGGTACTAATGGTTTCTACCTTGACTGCTCTATTGACCTAACTGGGCCGGAGCTAGTTACTAACGGTACTTTTGATACTGATACTTCTGGTTGGTCTGCACAGAACGCTACTTTGAGCCAGACTAGCGGCCAAATGCGTATAGTAGATGCTGGCGACTACTCCGCAGCTTATCAAGCTATTACCACAGAGATAGGGAAGACGTATTTACTGTCATTTGAGTATCTTTATAAGTCAGGCCTTACGATATTAGTAAATTTTGGTTTTTCGGCATCCCCTCCAGATGGGACAAAATACTTTGACGAAGGTGAGAGTCTTTCTACCCCTGCATACGGCACTTATACCTACGCTTATACAGCAACTAGCACTACTAGTTACGTTATCCTTGGAACTAACTCGACCAACACTATGGGAGTAGACAATGTTAGCGTCAAGGAATTTTCAGCGGATGACCTAAGCGGTAACGCTAACGATTGGACGCCTAACAACTTAGCAGCTACTGACGTAGTTCTCGATAGTCCTACGAATAACTTTGCTACGTTTAATCCTTTAAATTACGACAGAGGCACATACTCTGAAGGTAGTTTAAGAGTTGTCACGTCTAGTACAGTAGCGGCACAATACAATTTAGGGGATATGGCTATTCCTGATAGCGGCAAGTGGTATTTTGAGTTTAATCAAACCGCTTTTGCATCATCAAATACCACTGTAATGGGTATATCGGATGAAAGACCAGCTGCGACAACAAAAATAAGGGTTTTGTATTATTCACTCAACGGAAATAAGGTTATAGATCAAGCGGCCACAAGCTCTACCGCTTACGGCGCATCGTGGACAAATGGAGATATTATTGGGGTTTTAGTAGATAGAGATGACGGCAGTGTTACATTTTATAAGAATGGAGTAAGTCAAGGGGCAATTAGTTACACATTTTCTGATGCAGATTATTTCCCCTATATAACCGATAACAACGTTGCCTCAACATCTACTGGCGTATTTAACTTCGGCCAAGACTCTACCTTCGCAGGTAACACTACGGCAGGTGGCTTTACAGACGCTAATGGCATTGGTGACTTTTACTATGCTCCACCAACAGGTGCATTGGCATTATGTACAGCTAACCTACCTGCACCAACGTTTGATCCTGCTGCTGATGTGACTCCAGAGGATCACTTTAATGTTGTGACCTATAGTGGCACTGGTTCGTCTCAGAGTATTACTGGCGTAGGCTTTCAACCTGATTTAGTTTGGATTAAAAGCAGAAATGGAAGCACTAAAGATCATAACTTATATGATTCTGTCAGAGGTGTAGATAAGGTTTTATTTTCTAGCGGTACTTTTGCTGAGGCCACAGTTGACGGCGTAGGTTCTTTTGATCTTGATGGTTTTACTGTTGATACATATGCAGGGGTAAATGCTGCTTCAGACACATACGTTGCATGGTGCTTCAAAGCAGGTGGCACAGCAATAACCAACACAGATGGAACTATAACGTCTAGCGTGAGTGCTAATGTTGATGCAGGTTTTAGTATTGCGACTTTTACTGCGACAACAAGCTCTTCGGACACAGTAGGTCACGGTTTATCCCAAACCCCAGAGATCATAATATTTAAAACTAGAAATTCTGCAATGAATTGGTACGTTGAAACAAATGTAATTGACGGAAGTTGGGATTATCTTAATTTAAATACCACAAATGCAGCAATAAACAGCTCTTGGCCGGGGACTCCAAACGCGACTACAGTACCAAGCAGATATACAACAGCCTATAGCATGGTTCAATACTGTTGGCACAGTGTCGAAGGCTTTAGCAAAATAGGCGTGTACACGGGAAATGGTTCTACTGATGGGGTTTTTGTCTATTGCAATTTCAAACCTGCCTTTGTTCTTATTAAGCGTACTGACAGCACAAGCAATTGGACGATATTAGATAATGAGCGTGAAGGGTACAATGTAGACAATGATCCGTTATACCCTAATTTGACAAACGCTGAAGGGACTACTGATCTTTTAGATTTTCTATCTAACGGGTTTAAGCTAAGGACAACAGATGCTTCTGTAAACGCTTCAGGCGGCACATATCTATTCATGGCATTTGCCGAAGATCCATTCCGTTATAGCACTGGTCGCTAGGAGATAAAACAATGTGGAAATACAATAATCGAGTTATTCGCCAAGGTCGAGCTTGGACTGATGACAGTGGTGTAACTCATCCAACTTCTTGGTCACGATGGACACAAGAGGAAAAGGCATCCAAGGGCTTAGTCTGGGAAGATGACCCATTGCCTTATGATAATCGTTTCTACTGGTCGCATGGCAATCCTAAAGCACTAGAGGATGTCGCAGCCGTAGACGAGAACGGTGATCCTATTCTTGATGAAGAAGGTAATCAGGTCATTACTAAAGGTTTAAAGTCTCAGGAGATTGACAAGGTTAAACAACAGGCAGGTGGTCTACTTCAAGCGACTGATTGGTACATCATTAGAGCAGCCGAGGGTAGAAAACCTGCTTCACAAGCTATCCTAAATGAACGTAACGCTATTCGCGACGCTTCAGACGCTAAGGAATCGGCTATACTTGCTTGTACAACTTTAGAAGAACTCATAGCACTTTTGACACCCTCGGAGGTAGTAACAGATGCCAACTAAGATAATACTCAAGAACTCTGCGGTGGCGTCTTCAGTCCCTACCGCAGGTGACCTAGACCAAGGTGAAGTTGCGTTAAACGTTACGGATCGCAAGATATACTCTAAGGACTCCGGTGGCAACATTGTCACTATGGGTGCTATTGAAGGCGCTCCAGTATACGGATGGGTAAACTTTAATGGTAGCACTTTAGCTATCAATGGTTCGTATAATGTCGCTTCTATCTCAACTTTTGGTACAGGGGACTACGAGGTGTATTTCCCCAGTACCGTAGGGTCAAACACCTATGCTGTCTTCGGTAGCTCTATGTCACTTGGTGGTGTAACTTCAGCGTACGGCCCAACTAACGGCAGCTTCGGAATACGAACGTACAATTCATCTGGATCAGCAGTAAACCCTTCTGCGGTCTATGGTATGGCTGTTGTCGAGGAAGATTAATATGAGCAACGTAATAATTTACAAAAGAGATGACGGGCGTGTCGCTGTTGTCGTACCAACACCTGAGTTTCTTCAGACAAACACCATAGAGGACGTTCGTACCATAAGCGTCCCCACAGGTAAAACGTCACATATCGTAGACATCTCTACAATTCCAGACCAAGAGTTCAGGGATGCATGGGACATTCAGAACAACGTAGTGGTTGAAGACCTAGTGAAAGTCAAAGAGATGGCTCACACTAGACGTAGAGCAAGACGCTCAGAACTCTTAAAGCCTTACGATGACATTATCGCTCTTCAGATACCTAACGAAGACGCAGCGGCAGCCGAGGCAGCCCGTGTAAACATAAGGGACAACGATAGCGCAGTCCAAGCAGCTATAAACACAGCCAGTGATGTAGCAGGGGTAAAAGCTGTTTTAATCACTTACGGAGCATAACATGACACTCAATGACATCTTCATGTACATACAGATAGCATCTTTGGTTGTCTCCGTAGCGTCTGCCATAGCCGCCTTAACACCTACTCCCAAGGATGACGTGTGGATAGGTAAGGTGTACAAGATAGTGGACATTCTTGCGTTGAACGTAGGTAAGGCAAAACAACTAGGAAAGTAATATACTGTTACAAAGTTGGTCAATTTTTGAGCAGTTACTATGGAAACAGTGATGGATCAAGATACTACGCATTACAGAAGGGAGTCTGATAGACGTCTTGATCGCATCGAGCAGAAGCTAGATAAGATGGCTGACGCTCTTGAAACGCTTGCTCGCACAGAGGAAAAGATTCTATCCATGAATCAAAGGGTTGTGGTGATCGAAAAGAAGATGGAAGCGGGTTATGCGGAGCACATCAAGCTGATTGAAGCTGCCAAAGATTCCCACATGACTTCCATGATGCTAGATCGCGCCATGCTAAGGATTGATGCCTTAGAAGAGCTGACTGCAAAGATGAACTCAGCGTTTCTTGAGAACAACTATAAGACTAATGGTCTAGTAGGGGATAAAAAGACATTAGTCGCATGGATAAGCGGCATAGTTAGTTCGTTTCTAGTCTGGTACTTTACGTCAAGAGGTGGGCTTTGACGGAGCTAAAACGCCTTCAGCTAAGGATAAAGGAACTTGAACTAGATGTACTTAACTTAGCTCGCGATTTGAGAATGGCGCAGGACAATGAATCTCTGCTAATGAAATACATCATGGAGTTAGAGCAAAAGCTACAGGCCGCAGAAGTTAAGCAGCACTTTAGGACGAGAGACAGTTAAAATGTGGCAAATGTTAATCACTCCGCTTGTGGAATTAGGCAAAAGTTTCCTAAATAACAAGCTAGAAAAGACAAAAGCAAAGCATGAAGCCGAGCTAAAAAGGCTTCAAAACGACGCAGATTGGGACGCTAATCAGGCGCAAAACGCCTCTAATTCGTGGAAAGACGAGTGGTTTGCTATACTGTTGTCCATACCGATGGTCGGCGCGTTTATACCCGATGCCGTCCCCTACATTGAACGAGGTTTCGAAGTGTTATCTAATATGCCCGATTACTATAAAGCATTCTTAGGTGGGGCAATAGCCGCGTCTTTCGGCATAAAAACACTCAGTAATTGGGGTAACAAATAATGGCGTGGGAAGAAATAGACCTATACGGGAAGACTTACTGGCGCAACGAGGATACGGGCGAGTTTACAACAACTAAGCCCGCCGACGCCGACCTCTCCGGCAATATGTTGACCGGCACTACCAATACCACAGATTCTAGCGACCCTTGGGCGTCTATTAATCAAATAGGCGAAAATTTAGCAGGGGCGGCAGATGACTACGATTTCTCTTACAACACCAATCTTACTTCGTTTGCTGAAGATGAACTAAAAGCAGCTAAGGAAAGCGGCGATGCAACACAAATAGGTATCGCTGAACAGTTACTTAAAGTCGCGCAGAATGAAGACACGTTAACTAAAACATACGACTCTTCCGGCCCTATATTAATGCCTGAAGACCCTACCGCAGAATACGCCGCAGCCGCACGTGCTTTGGGGGACTATAAGTACTACAAGTTTAAACTTGGTACTCAAACGAACCCCATGAACAACCCCATATTCAATGCCGCTATGACGGCAGCGACAGGCGGTGCTTGGGGTGTTGTTACGGGTATTTTCAATACTGTAGACGCGGTAGCTAATGGAGATTGGGAAAAAGCAGGTGTTTCAGCTATCGGTGCTTATCTAAGTACCCAAGCTATCGACGCTAAAAACAAACTTGCGGCGGCTCAGTCGACAGGTAACGCAGCCGCTATTTCGGCAGCTAGAGACAATTTGCAATCCACTATTCAGCAAGGGGCGGCACTTAGCGCCGCTAACGCTATTGCTAATGAGGATTGGCGACAGTTAGCATCCGCCGGATTTAGCGCGTTAGGTGCAGACGCCAAAGTATCAGAATATCTCGCGAACAACGCCGGACTATCTAACGAAGTTATAAACGACGCCATAACGAGCGGCATAACAGCGGCAGCGGGTGGGCAAGATGCGTTGACCGCTATGGCCGCTTCTTTGGTTAAATCAGGCGTCGAGTGGGCTAAAGACTCGTTCAGTTCTAAAGACCTTACTGACCCCGAGCTAGTTAAGAAAAACTTAGATAGTATCGCCGCACAAGACGCCGAGAACTTAACGTCAGGGGATGCGCTTCAGTACTACGGCCAACAGATAGAAGCTGAACAAGATATTGCTAACAAGTCAGAGGCGTTGACGGTCTACGAGAACGCGTTAGCTGACGGCACGATAACAAGCCAACAGTTCCAAGACGCTGTAAACTACCTGTACCCCGATGCTAACTATACCGGCGAAACTTCCGTTGGTGATGCTTACGAAGGTTTAACTGACGCGCAAGTAAAGTCCATTGTAGACGCGGAAGAACGAGGGGGTATGCTCACAGGCAATACCGCTGAGACTACAACAGACACTGCAACTGAGACAGGTGGACTCACTGACGAGCAGATACAAGCAGCTAAAGATCAGGCTAATTCTACTTACGGTCTATCTCGCGAAGAAATACAACAGATGTACGATAATGGTCAGATAGACTATGAAACGTACATTTACAACATGCAGCGCCCGACTGGCGACCCGTCACTAGGTGACTCGCCTGACGCTGTAGATTATTTCACTGAACGCTCGAACGACAACGCTAAAGAGTCAATCCTACGTACTGTTCAAGACATAAGTAAAGAAGATGGCGTGTCGGGAGCTGAAGCCGTCGCATTACGCGACCGTAACGGTAACATCGTCCAGACAGCGATAGGCGTTAAAATATACAATGAAGACGGTACGGTGACAATACGCGCTGTTCCGAACCCCGCTTACACTTATCAACCTGAAGAGTTCGAAGCCCTTTTCGGCGAGGATGGCCGCTTTGCCCAAGGTTTCATTTTTAAAGAGGAAGGGATAGATGCGTTAAGTAGTACTTTAGGGGCAGAAGAAAATTTAAACTGGAACGTAGAAATATCCCCACTCCCTGTAGATCAGGCGTTGGGGTTGGTCAATGAAGACCTCATACAAGTATCTATTGGGGACGAAAACACCCCTACATTTACTGACTATTCCGTAAACAAACCTAATGCCCCCACGCCTACTAGAACACCCCCAGAAAAGTTCTACGCCTTCGAGCCTATGACGGTGGACGAGTTGGTAAATTTGGAGATGGAGCTTCCAGATGTAGACTTAACACCTTATTTCATTAAGTACCCTGAAATAGAAATAGAGTACAACAACACTGTAGAAGACCCTAATAAGTCTGATTTCGATATTACGGCTGATAATACAGCTAGTGCTTTGGAGGCGGAAAGACAAGCTGAAGCGGAAGCTGAGAGACAAAGACAAGCTGAAGCGGAAGCTGAGAGACAAAGACAAGCTGAAGCGGAAGCTGAGAGACAAAGACAAGCTGAAGCGG